TTGGCTGCTGGTTCTCATGTAGATAGGAGCATTGATTATCCAATGGAGTTTGTGTTGGATAATGTAGTAGGCACATGTAATATACTTGAGTTTGCTAGGACACAGATAGATCATCTTGAAAGGTTCATTTACTTTGGCACTGATGAGGTGTTTGGTCCTGCTCCTAATGGTATCAAGTATAAGGAGAATGATAGATACAATTCTACCAATCCTTATAGTGCTACCAAGGCAGGTGGAGAGGAGTTAGCAGTGGCATATGAGAATACATATGGTTTACCTGTGTATATCACTCATACAATGAATGTCTTTGGAGAGCGTCAGCATCCAGAGAAGTTCATTCCCATGTGTATAAGAAAGGCAAGGGATGGTGAGGCAGTTACTATTCATAGTGACTCAACCAAAACTATTCCTGGTTCTAGACATTATATACATGCAGAGGATGTTGCCTCTGCTGTTCTCTTTCTTCTCAATCATGAGGAGATATATGAACCAACATGGGGCAATGCAAAGTGTCCTAAATTTAATATAGTAGGTTCAGAAGAGTTGAATAATCTTGAGTTAGCACAGATCATTGCTGAAGCACAAGGTAAAGAGTTGAAGTATGAGATGGTTGATTTCCACTCATCCAGACCAGGACATGACTTAAGGTATGCACTGGATGGTGATAAGATGAAGAAACTAGGATGGGAACCTGCTAAGTCAGTAAGAGAGCGCATTGGTGAAGTAACCAAGTGGACTCTTAATAATGAAAGGTGGATAGAACTATGAGCATAGTATGGACTAATGGCACATTTGATATCTTACATCCTGGTCATATAGAACTTTTTAAGGTTGCTAGATCATTGGGTGATAAAGTTATAGTTGCTACTGATACAGATGAGAAGATAAGAAAAGACAAGGGTGATCATAAACCAGTTAATGATTTATGCTACAGAGTAGCAATGCTTGAGTCTATTAAATATATTGATGTTGTTCACACTTTTGGGAATAGGAAAGAACTAGAAGACTTGATCATGTTATATGAACCTGATATACTATTACTTGGTGATGATTGGAGGTATGGTGATGTGGTAGGTAGAGAACATGCCAAGGAAGTTAGATTCCTTCCAAGAGTAGGTGGATATGCAAGTAGTAACACAATCAAAAGGATTCACAATCTATGAAAGTATTATTAATTGGTGATAGTTGCACAGATGTATATGTGTATGGTGATGTCAAGAGACTGAACCCAGAGGCACCAGTTCCTGTTCTTGAACCTAAGAGAGAGCATACCAGTCAAGGAATGGCATGGAATGTATATAATAATATGTTGGCATTTGGATTAGATGTTTATATGATCACTCAAATGGAAACAATTAAAAAGACTAGGTATATTGATGAGAAATCCAATCAACAGATACTTAGGGTGGATGAGGAACCAGAAGTAAAGCCAATAGAATATGAACCACCATTTCTTGAACGTGCTGCTAATGAACCAAAATCAGATGATTGGTATGATGTCTTAGTGATATCAGATTATGATAAAGGATTCATAACTCAAGATGAAATTTTTAGATTAGTTAAATGGTTTGATGGTCCTGTAATCATTGATAGTAAAAAGAAAGTGTTGCCTGAGGGTGCATGGATAAAAATAAATGAATTAGAATCTAAAACTTTAGAGAGGGATCTTACTAGCAGTGTGATAGTAACAAAGGGAGGAGAGGGTGCAGAATACAATCACAAATTTTTTCCTGCAGAGAAGGTCAAGGTTCGTGATGTTGTGGGTGCAGGTGACACATTCTTAGCAGCACTTACTTATGGATATTTAACTAAGCATACTATGGAAGCTGCAATTCCAATTGCAAACAAAGCAGCAGCAATTGCTGTTTCTCATCCAGGCACATATGTATTAACAAAGGAAGATGTCAAACAACTACATACCTATTAATATTTTTTCAATCCCTCTTCTTATAATTAAATTTGAGAATCATTATAAGTATAATTTTCCAGAAGTAGAAAAGAAAGATCATAAACCCACAACTTGGGTAGAATCACTTCAAACTACATTTCCTAGTATTCCTGACAATGATCCTATTGTCCCAACTTCTGTGAGAGATACTCTTAGGTTGGATTTGAAAAATTCAATAGTAAATGTATTTAATGAAATGAATTTGCCAACTAATATTGAATTTATAAATCTGTGGTATAATATATACCATGATAATCAAGGACAAGAAAGACACTCTCATCTTTGTTTAACAGGACAACCAAATCCATTTTGGTCAGGAGTTTACTATAATAAAAACTCATCACCTACTACATTTTATAATGATAATCGCATGATTCAATCACAAAGGTATGTTGGATATGATAAAGGAGCACTTGCTACATGTTTAGCAGAGACTTGTTCTCCCCCTGTAGAAGATGGTGATATACTTTTATTTCCTCCATATGTTGAACACTCTGTTCAATCTAAACCAGAACATAAAAATGATATGAGAATGACTTTTTCTTTTAATCTTGAACTCAAGGGGTCAACCAGTGAGATATTGTATTGATATAGATGGCACCATATGTACTCCTGGCACTTGTAAAAGTTGTCAGTATGAGGGTGCTACACCTAATAAGAAAAGAATTGCATATGTCAATAAATTATATGATGAGGGACATCACATCACATACTTTACTGCACGTGCAATGGGTAGGAATAGTGATAAACCCATTGATGAAGCAAAGAGGGCAGCAGAGGAGGTGTTGAAACCCCTCACTGTAATGCAACTAGATATATGGGGGTGTAAATACCATGAGTTGATCATGGGTAAACCTCATGCAGACTTATTCATTGATGATAAAGGAATAAATTGTGATGATTTCTTCAAAGATTAAACATGTACCCAAGGGATGGGGATATGAGAAGTGGATAGTCAATACTGATGAGTATTGTGGCAAGTTGCTGTTCTTTAATAAGGGCAAGAGATGCTCATGGCACTATCATAAACTAAAAGATGAGACATTCTATCTACAATCAGGTAGTCTTCTTTTATTTTATGGTGATACAGATTCATTAGAGGATGCAAAGACTCTGTTGCTAGAACCTGGTGACAAGTTTCATATCTATAGAGGATTGCGTCATCAAATGGTTGCTCAAGCAGACTCAGAATTATTTGAGTTCTCTACACAACACTTTGATGAAGACTCACACAGAGTCATAGCTGGAGATACTCTTTGATAGTAGTAAATTTATAATCACCCCATTCTTTCTTAGCACAAGTGTATTCTTGATACTTACATTCTAAGTGCTTTGGGAATGGGATATATTCTATAGTACCATTATATTTCTCTGCCACTAGTTCTCCTACTTCTTGGAAACTAGTAGGATTGCTTGTACCTAAGTCATAGATACCTGATGGTTTATCATTATTCAAAACAATATCTACAACATCATCTACACATATAAAGTCTCTGAGGAATCTATCAGATCCTTTAAATAATTTGAGAACTCCTGTCTCTTTGATTTGTTTAGTGAATTTAGATACAGGACTTGCTTGATCTCCTTTATGATCTTCTCCATCACCATAGACATTGAAGTATCTAAAAGATTGAATAGAGGGATGCTCAGTTTCAAACATTCTATGAGCTTGAATGTATGAATTAAATTCATCCATATGATCTTTAATCCAATAATCAGTTTGCAATTTAGTAATTGCATAATAATTAAGTGGATTGACTAAATTTTCTTTATTAAGATGTCCATAGACAGATGCAGATGAGGCAAATTTAATTGGCACTAACCAGTAAATTGCTTTTTTAAATAATTCTATGGTAAATTTCACATTCATCTTATGAAGTTTATCTACATCAGTTTCTGTAGTGGATGATATAGCACCTTGATGTATGATTAATTCAACTGAATCCCAAGTATCATAATTTTCTAAAAAATCCCAACAATTATCCTCATCTATTCCCATAACATTAGAGTTATATTTGTAAGTTTCTGGTCTTGGGTCATTGTAACATTTCTCAATATACTTAACAAAGTGTTGACCTATGAAACCTTTTGAACCTGTGACTATTATCATATTTTTTTGATCGTATTATAACAGATATAAATAAAAAGAGCAAGTTGTATTATAGATTTATAATGCCATTAGAACCAAAAGCCCAATTAGTTGACCCACAAGGTCCATTAGATGTTGATGGTGTTAATGCCACAGGAATAACAACTGCTACAGGTGGATTTGTAGGACAAGTTCAGGGTAGTGCAACAGGATTGGCTGCCACCACACTCAACATAACAGCAGGTATAATAACTGCCACTAGATTTATTGGAGATGTAACTGGAACAGCTAGTAGTTTAGCACAAGGAGCAAATATAACTGTTGGTATCATGACAGCCACATTTGTGGGTGACTTGATAGGAAATGCTACAGGATTATCAACTACTACATCTAATTTAAATTTAGGTATTGTTACTTCCACTGGTTTTCGTGGTAACTTTACTGGTTTATCATCTGGTCTAAGTGGAACTCCTAATATACAGACAGGTATAGTTACAGCAACTAAGTTTCTTGGTAACTCTACTGGTGCAGTGGTGGATCTTGCTGATGATACTAATATAAATGTAGGAATAATAACTGCTACTAAGTTTGAGGGTAATACAACTGGTAGTGTAACTGATTTAGCAGATGACACTAATATAAATGTAGGAATAATAACTGCTAGTAAGTTTATAGGTAATGCTAATGGTAGTGTTGTAGGGCTTGCTGATGATACCAATATAAATGTTGCTACATTTACTGGAACTCAGTTCATAGGAAATAGTCCTGGCACTGCAGCAGATTTAAAAAGTGGAACTAACTTGACTGTTGGTACATTTACTGGCACAAAGTTCATAGGTAACACACCTGGCAGTGCTACTAAACTTGCAGATGATGTTAATGTGGCTGCTGGTACATTTACTGGCACAAAGTTTGTAGGAAATACACCAGGCACTGTAAGTGGTATTGCAGATGATACTAATTTAAATCTTGGCACACTCACTGGTACAAAGTTTATTGGAAATGCTACTGGAAGTGTGAGTGCTATTTCTGATGACACTAATTTGAATCTAGGAACACTTACAGGATCAAAGTTTATAGGTAATGCTACTGGTAGTGTGAGTGCCATTGCAGATGATACTAATTTAAATCTTGGCACACTTACTGCTAGTCAATTTATAGGTAACACACCAGGCAATGCTGCTGGTATATCTGCTGGCAAAAATATAACAGGTGGCACAATCACCGCTACTACTTTTCATGGAGATGGTAGTGGACTAACAGGAATAGGGGTCACTGGATTTATTAGACAAGATATTACAGCTAGTTCTGGTGGCACTATTAATTTAAATAATGGAAATGCAGTATATCTTACTCATGATGCTAATGTAACACTATCATTTTCCAATGTACCACCATCTACTAGAGTAGTTATTGCAAGAACTCTCACTAATAATACTATTTCATGGCCTGCTGCTGTTAAGTGGGATGGTGGAAGTGCTCCTACATTATTAGGTCTTAACAGTTTTAATTTAGCAGGACAAGTATTTGCTTTAAATACTTATGATGGTGGAACCAATTGGTATGGATGGGAGGTTGTTGATAACAATACAATTGGTGGACCTTATCAACTATGGGGATGGGGAGATAATGAAAAAGGAGGAATAGGAGATAATAGTAATGTTAATAGATCATCACCAGTTCAAGTACCTGGTACTACATGGGTATCAGTTAATAATAATAGTTCATTTGATGATGGAGATTTTTCTGTAGGAATTAAAAATGATGGTACATTATGGGTATGGGGTGATAATGAATATGGACAATTGGGTCAAAATCAAGCAGAAGCACAGCGTGGAGCTATTTCTTCACCAGTTCAAGTGCCAGGCACCACATGGTCTCAAGCTGCTAGGGGTGGAGAATTTGTTATTGCTACTAAAACTGATGGAACAGCTTGGTCATGGGGGAGTAATCAAAATGGAGCATTGGGACAAAATCAAAGTACAGCAATTTCATCACCAACTCAAATACCTGGTACTACATGGAGCACCACTGAAGATAAAATAGCTGCAGCAAGATATGGTTTTGCAGCAGTTAAGACAGATGGAACACTATGGATTACTGGAGACAATGAATATGGTTTAGGAGATAATACTGCATATAGCACAGCAGGTTCAAGGTCTTCACCAATTCAAGTACCTGGCACTAATTGGGCTCATGTGGGAACACAAGGTAACAGAACACAATCAGCAACTAAAACTGATGGAACATTATGGTTATGGGGACAAAATAATTCTGGACAATTAGGACAAGGTAATAAAACAAATTATTCATCACCAGTTCAAGTGCCAGGCACTACATGGTCTAGGGTGAGAAGTGGAACTAGAACTAGTTTGGCTGTAAAATCTGATGGAACAATGTGGGCATGGGGAGATAATGAATATGGACAATTAGGACAAAATAATCAAACAGATTATGAATCACCAGTTCAGATTCCTGGTACCACATGGTCTACTAATTTAACTAGTATTGTTGAAGGTAATTCAACATTAGCAATCAAAACTGATAATACAATGTGGGCATGGGGACAAAACCAAAGGGGAGATTTAGCTCAAAACAACACAATAAAACGTTCATCACCAGTTCAAATACCTGGTGCTACTTGGTTTGATGTGGGAGGTGGACAGTTCTCTGTTGCTCTAAAACAATCATAAATAAATAAAAAACTAATGAGTCAGACCAAGGCACAATTAATACAACCAATAGGAGTAGTTACAGCATCCACTATCCAAGTGAGTGGTGTGGTTACTGCTACGACTCTTATTGGTGATGTGACTGGTACTGTGACTGGTCTTAGCACCACCACAGCTAATTTAGATGTTGGTATAGTTACAACCAGTGGTATGGTTGGAGATGTCACTGGTTCTGCAAGTAGTATTTTTAGTGGAAATAATATAGTTGCTGGTGTAGTTACTGCTACTAAGTTTACAGGTAATACTTCTGGAAGATCAGCAAATTTAGCTGATGGCACTAATGCTAATGTTGGTATATTTACTGCCACATCATTCATTGGTAATCTAACAGGTAATGCTGCTAGTTTTTCAAACACTGATTCTCAATTAAATCTAGGTATAGTTACTGCTACTAATTTTGCTGGTAACTTTACTGGCATTGGATCAGGTTTAACTGGCACACCTAATGTTGTTGCTGGTGTAGTTACATCTACTTTTGTGGGTAACTTCACTGGTATTGGTTCTGGACTTAGTGGCACTCCTAATGTCAGAGCTGGTGTGGTCACTGCAAGTAGTTTTATAGGAGACTTTACTGGTATTGGTTCTGGACTTAGTGGTACACCTAATGTAACTGCTGGTGTGGTTACAGCATCATCATTCATTGGTAACTTCACTGGTCATGCATCAGGATTGACTGGCACACCTGATGTAACTGCTGGTCTTGTGACAGCATCATCATTACTTGGCAACTTTACTGGATTTGCTTCAGGTATAACTGGTACACCTAATATCACTGCTGGTGTTATAACAGCAACAGCATTTGCTGGTAACTTCACTGGTATTGGATCTGGATTAACTGGAACACCTGATTATACTGCTGGCATAGTTACTGCAAGTAGTTTTATAGGTAACTTCACTGGTATTGGTTCTGGTCTCACTGGTACACCCAGTTTTACTGCAGGAATAGTTACTGCAAGTAGTTTTATAGGTAACTTTACTGGTATTGGTTCTGGATTGACTGGCACACCTAGTTTTACTGCAGGAATAGTTACTGCAAGTAGTTTCCTTGGTAATTTTACAGGAGTAGCATCAGGTATTACTGGCAGTCCTAATATTACTGTTGGTATTATGACAGGAACCCTTATTGGGGATGGGAGTAATTTAACAGGGATTGGAGCAACAGCTTTTATCACTAATAATGTAACTGCTAATAGTTCTAGCACAACAATAGATTTAAATAATGGTGATAACATAGTTCTCACACAAACTGCTAATACTACAATATCTTTTAGTAATGTTTCAACTTCACATGTAATTTCAATTTTGAGGGCTAATGGCACTGGTAGCATTACATGGCCTAATGCTGTAAAATGGACTGGTGGAGCTGCTCCAACTCTCATTGAAAACCCCAGATCTAGTGATTATCAACAATTTAATTTATTAACTCGTGATGGTGGAACAACATGGTTTGGGTGGGAGAATATTTCTAATGATCCTTCAACTACTAAATTCTTCGCATGGGGAAATGATAGCTATCAGGGAGCATTGCCAATACCTATGACCACTAGGTCAAGAGTATCATCTCCAGTTCAAGTACCTGGCAGCACTTGGAGTTTTGTAGCAGATTCAGGACAATGCACCAAATATCCAGGTTATGCTATTAGATCAGATGGAACATTGTGGACATGGGCTTCAGATGATAGTGGATTGCAGGGACTTAATACACCAGGTAGCACTCAGTATTCTTCTCCAATTCAAATAGGAAGTAGTACTAACTGGTCTTTTATAAGTGCTGGTGATAGGTTTAATGTGGCAACTAAAACTGATGGAACCCTATGGACATGGGGACAAAATAGTGATGGATGTTTAGGATTAAATCAATCACCATCACTAAAACTTTCATCACCAACTCAAGTACCTGGCACTACATGGAAAACTGGTGTTGGAGGAGCTGGAGGTGCAGCTGAAACTTGTTTTGCACTCAAAACTGATGGAACACTATGGACATGGGGAAGTAATAGTGATGGAAGATTGGGACAAAATGCAAATGAAAATCCAGGTAAAAGATCATCACCAGTTCAAGTACCTGGCACTACATGGTCTCAAGTTAGTGCTAATGCAGGACATTCAATGCACGCTATCAAAAGTGATGGAACACTGTGGACATGGGGTAGAAATAATAATGGACAAGGAGGACAGGGTAATAAAGTAAGATACTCATCACCAGTTCAAGTACCTGGTACTACATGGGCTAGTTCTTCTGGCGGAAGTTATGTAATGGCAACCAAAACTGATGGAACACTGTGGACATGGGGAGCAAATGATCAAGGACAATTAGGACATAATAATAAAACACCTTATTCATCACCAAGACAAGTACCTGGCACTACATGGAAAACTGGACTTGCAGCAAATTGTATATCTAGTTTTCAAGCAGCAGCAACCAAAACTGATGGAACATTGTGGTCATGGGGAAGTAATGAGGTTGGACAACTAGGACTTAATAATACAACAGATTACTCATCACCAAAACAAATTCCTGGTACTAAGTGGATCTCAGTTGGAATTAGTAATGGATTTAAAGGACTTTTAGGTCTACAATATGATGAATAAATAACTAAAAAACGCGATGAGTCAGGAAAAAGTCCAACTGATAGCACCTGAAGGTACATTTAATGTTCCTGGATTGAATGTTGCTGGAGTGGTAACTGGTGGTAATTTTGTTGGTAATGTAACTGGTGCTGCTAGTAGTCTTGCAAAAGGTAGCAACTTAGTAGTAGGAGTTTTGACTGCTTCATCTTTTGTGGGAGATGTTACTGGTAATGTTGTAGGTATAACAAGTAATACAGATAATTTAATTTTAGGGGAAGTCACTGCCACCAGTATGGTAGGAGATTTTACTGGTATTGCCTCTGGTATTACTGGTGGACCTAATATCACTGCTGGTTTAGTTACTGCTACTAAGTTTCAGGGAGATACTACAGGTAGTTCCACTGGAGTATCAGGTGGTAAGAATATAAATGTAGGAACATTTACAGCATCATCATTTGCAGGAGATCTTACTGGTAATGCTGCTGGATTATCCACCACCACTGCTAATTTAAAGTTAGGAATAACAAGTGCCACTAGTTTCTCAGGAGATCTTACTGGTAATGCCACTGAATTAGCTGGAAGCAGTGCTAATTTAAAATTAGGTATCACAAGTGCATCATCATTTGCAGGAGATCTTACTGGTAATGCTGCCAACTTAGCTGGTAGTAGTGCTAGATTGAAACTAGGTATTGTTACTGCCACATCATTTGCTGGTAACTTGACAGGTAATGCTGCTAATCTAACTGGTACTAATGCTAATTTAAATCTAGGTATTGTAACTGCCTCATCATTTGCAGGTAATCTAACAGGTAATGTTGCTAGTTTATCTACTAATGATGCCAACATGAGGTTGGGTATTGTAACTGCTAGTAGTTTTGCTGGAAATTTATTTGGTAATGCTGGTGGCATAGCATCTAATAATAAAAATTTAAAGTTAGGTATCTGTAGTGCAAGTAGTTTTGCAGGGGATCTCACTGGTAATGCTAGTGCAGTTTCTGGAACCCCTAATCTAAAGTTAGGTATCTGTAGTGCAAGTAGTTTTGCAGGAAATCTTACTGGTAATGCTAGTGCAGTCTCTGGCACTCCTAACTTGAAGTTGGGTATATGCACAGCAAGTAGTTTTGCAGGAAATTTAACAGGTAATGCAGCAGGTTTAAGTAACAATACTTCTCATGCAAATCTTGGAATAGTAACTGCTACAACATTTTCAGGAAATGGTAGTAATTTGTCAGGTATTGCTGCTGGAGCTTATAATCAACAATCTGTTACTGCTAATAGCACTAGCACTGTTTTAAATATGAGTAGTGGTAATCTCATTTACATGACTCAAAGTTCTAATACTACTATAGCTCTCAATAATCCTAACAATGTATCTGTTGCTTATTTGATTAGAGTTAAGGATGATAATGGTACAACAAGAACAGTCACATGGCCAACTGGTTTTGTATGGGATGGTGGAACAGAACCTACATTACTTCAAAGTGCTGGAGGCACTGATAAAGTACAGGTATTTAAATTAGCAGCAAAACTTCCTGATACAACTGCTACCACCTATACAGTCACAGTAGCTGATTCTGGTGGTAATAAGTTTTATCTTGATGGCACTGTTTCATACAGAGCTACTCTATATCGTGGTGGAGTATATACATTTGATCAATCAGATTCTAGTAATAGTAATCATCCACTAAGATTCTCTACATCTAGTGATGGTACTCATGGAGGAGGATCACAATACACCACTGGAGTAGTTACAAATGGTTCACCAGGTAACTCTGGTGCATACACAAGAATTACTGTTGCTGCTGATGCTCCTCTTCTTTATTATTATTGTTCTAATCACTCAAATATGGGAAGTTATGTAGAGATAGGTGGTTGGTATGCAAAGGAAGTAGTGAATTATAATGTTTAAATCTATATTCTAATCCTTACTAATATAATAATATAAATATATAAAAAAAGCATTGGATAATGACGTTAAATTTTCCAGATTCAGCAAATACAGGTGATGTGTTTCATGATTCTACTTCTGGTTTTTCCTATGAATGGAATGGGACAGTTTGGATCAGCACAGATCCTCAAAGAGCTGCTAACATAAAGGAGTTAGATGATATTTCAGGTTCATTTAATGGTTCAACCACTCAGTTTAATTTAAGAGTTTCTAGTGTTGCAGTAGAACCAGTTAGTGATGCACAGGTATTGATAAGTGTTGGTGGTGTGATGCAAAATCCCACCAATGACTACACAGTATCAGGGTCTACTATCACCTTCACCACAGCACCTTCTGCTGGTTTAACATTTTTTGGCGTATTCTTAGGACAATCATTATCTCTTAATACCATTGCTGATGGTACAGTATCTAATACAAGTTTTAAAGCTGGTACTGCTGGTGTAGGTATTCAATCAGGTGGAGTAGCAATAGGTGTAGGTATAACACAAATAAACTTTATTGGAGTTGGAAATACTGTTGTTTCAATTGGTAATACAGTAAATGTTAGTATTGCTAGTTCTACTGTTGGTATTGATACAACAGGAACTTCATTCTTTAATAACATAACAGCAACTGGTAATTTAAATGTTACTGGTGATTTGGTATATGATGAAGAGAGAGTAGTTAACTCTATAGTATCTGGAACTAGTACTATTACTAACTCCAATGCTACTCAATTACTTGTATCTGCTGGATCTACATTCAATGGTGATGTTGATCTTGGTAATGCTACCTCAGATACTATTACTGCAACAGGTAGATTTGATAGTGATATTGTTCCCTCTACTGATAATGCAAGAGATTTAGGTGCATCTGGATTAGAATTTAAAGATTTATATATTGATGGAACTGCAAATATTGATAGTCTTGCTGCTGATACTGCTGCTATTGGTGACTTAACATCTGGTAGAGTTACTTTTGCTGGTAGTTCTGGAGAGTTGCAAGATAATGCTGGTTTAACATTTGATGGCACTACTCTTGCTGCTACACGTCTTGCTGCTCCTGTTGCATTTACTACCAGTTTGACTGCTAATCAAGTTAGTGTTACTGGTGTATCTACACTCACTGGTGCTGTTGATGCTCAAGATATAATAAAAGGATACAAATATACTGCTGCACCTTATAGTGGAACAACCACTACACTTACAGTCACAGTTGCAACAAAGGTTAGTGGACAACACAGATATCATGGACAAGGAAGTAGTTTAGGATATGTTATTGATGGTTTGCAATCTCCATTCCTGACCTTAACACCAGGCAATACATATAGATTTGATCAAGCTGATAGTTCTAATAGTTCTCATCAAATTAAGTTCTATCTTGAATCAGATAAAACTGGTTTGTATGAAAATGGAGTAACTTACAATGGAACTGCTGGTAACTCAGGAGCATATACTCAGATAGTTGTAGGTGATACAACTCCTACTGTGTTGTTCTATATGTGTGTTAACCATGGTTACATGGGAAATGCTGCACAAACCAACTCAAATATATTGCACTCAAATTATGATGCAGTTATTGGTCGTCACTTAAGTGTGACTGGTATAACAACATTGACTGGTAATGCTGACTTTAATGGAGATTTAGATGTTGATGGTACAACAAACTTAGATGTTTTAGATGTTGATGGTGCTTCAAACTTTGGTGATGATGTTGTCTTTGCTGGTGCTAGTTATAATGTAACTTGGGATAAGAGTGCAAATAGTATAATATGGAATGATAATGCACAAGCATTATTTGGGACGGGATCAGACTTAAAAATAAGGCATGATGGGACCACAGGTATAATTGACAATACTGATGGTAATTTCTCTCTTAGAATAGGTGGTGAAAATGCTCTATTAGCTGTACCAAACGTAGGCGTAACTCTCTACTATGATGATCAAGCAAGAATAAACACTACGAGCGTTGGTGTGAATGTAGTAGGTAATGTTGATTGTGATAGTTTAAACAATGCTGGTATATCTACATTTGGTGATGATGTCACATTTGATGGAGCAAATTATAATGCAATGTGGAATGAGACAAATAGTGCTTTTGAACTTAATGATAATGCAAAGATAAAAATGGGTAGTGGAGCTGATATGTCCATCTATCACGATGGAAGCAACTCATACTTTGAAAATTCCACTGGTTACATATATGTAAAAGGAGATAATATATCTCTTGCAGCAAAGAGTGTTGGAGAAAATTATCTAGTAGCTAATGTTAATGATGGTGTTGACCTATACTTTAATGGTTCGAAGAAGGCAGAAACGGTAACTGGCGGATTTACGGTGACTGGCACTTGCAGTGCAACAGCATTTGCTGGTGATGGTAGTGCATTAACTGGTGTTGGTGGAACTATTGGTGTTCTACACTATAATCCTGTAGCTGGTGGTGAAGCAAACATAACCACAGGTATAGGAATTAGTTTTACTACAGCAGTCTTTCCAGGTAGTGGCACCATTAATGTAAGACAAGTAAGTCTAGGTGGAACTGTCATACAAGCATTTGGTGTTGGTAGTTCTGTTAGATTCTCTACATCATCTCTTGAGATGGATATGCTTAGTAATTTTGCTAATGATTCTGTCATAGCAGTGGAATTACCAGCAAATGTAGTTGTTGATAATGCAGGTGATGGTAATGTTGCTATTGGATGGACATTTAGAACCACTCCAATAGCAAATCAAGTATGGGTATGGGGAGATAATGAATATGGTGGATTAGGACTTAATAATGCAGATACTCCATCATATAAAGGCATATCATCACCAGTTCAATTAGCTGGTTCTAATTGGGTATTAGCTGGTTCTGGTGGTATTCAGGGATTTGCTTTACTTAAGACTGATGGTACTTTATGGAGAACTGGAAGAGGTAATTATGGAAATATAGGAGATAATAATGATAAGCATAGATCATCACCAACTCAAGTTCCTGGTACTACATGGGGTGATGCTGTTGTTGGATTGTATAACTTTACTGTGGCATCTAAAACAGATGGAACATTATGGACATGGGGAAATGCTGGTTATGCCATGGGTTTAAATGGTCCTGTAGGTAATGGTAAATCATCACCAACTCAAATACCTGGTACTACATGGAGTTCTAATGCTAGACATGGTGGACAAGGATCAGGTCACACTAGGTGGATTAAAACTGATGGAACACTATGGGCATGGGGAACTAATGAATATGGTCAACTAGGACAAGGTGATAAAAGTCATTATTCATCTCCAAGACAAGTAGGATCTTCTACTAATTGGGTATATACTAATAGAGAAACTGTCTTTAGTTCCTTTGCAGTTAATACATCAGGGGAGTTATATGCATGGGGTAGAAATAATAATGGTCAATTGGGTTTGAATAATAAAACTGAACAGGTCAACCCAACTCAAGTTCCTGGTACTAATTGGAGCAGTGTCTCTGCTAGACAATATGCTACTCTAGCAACCAAGACTGATGGAACATTATGGGCATGGGGAACAAATACCAATGGTAGACTGGGACAAAATAACAATACAGCATACTCATCACCAAGACAAATTCCTGGTACTAATTGGAATCATCAACAAATATGTTTCTTAACTAATGGTTCATTGGCACTTAAGACTGATGGATCAATGTGGGGATGGGGATTGAATAATAGAGGAGCACTTGCTGAAGATTCTGGAAATCCAAGTTCTCAAGCAACAGATTCTGACGCATTTTCATCACCCATTCAAATAATGACAGACAAAACTGATTGGGCAGGTGTTCAAGGTCATTGGAATGGTTATGGAATGAGCGCAGGGTTGATACAAGATACTACTCCATAGTATGACAATGTAAAAACTGTCACATGACTACTTGCCATGTGACATGACACTTTCTATACTATGAATAGTTTAGTATTGATTTGTGATTTATTCTACAAAGGAAAAGTTGATTTTTATCACCTCATTCATTGTCTTCTTGAATTGGGGTGTAAGATTGGTTGAGTACACCATAGCAAACTTCTGAAATATTAAGAGACAATTAAGTTTATAGATACTAGAACTAACATATGTTAGAATGTCCTCACATTACTCTTAATCCTATGCTGAATTTAGATGAAAGATACCACTCTTACCTAGATGGCAGTAAGAAAATGAGAATTGATGGTGGTGAAGAGAGAATCATAGCATATGGTTGGAACTGTGATGGTAATGATATAATAGGACATTATGTAACAACAGAAAATTATAAGTTATACTATAGTATTGATGGTAGTTTTAGAAACATGGAGTCATTAGTTAAAGTTTCCTAGTTTTATAGTGTTCAATGTGCCAGTTAGAATAGTGTCCCATAACTCTTGACTTTTGTAGTCAGGAGTTTTATTATATGGTTACTGAAATATTTTTATGATTACATTACGTCCTCACCAGCAGAGGATTGTTGATAAAATGATTCACACTATCAAGGGTCAGGTCATTGTGCCTACTGGTGGTGGTAAAACTATGTGCATGATCACTGATGCTCATAGACAGTTTCAATATGGTAATCAAACTGTTGTAGTTGTAGCACCTAGAATATTATTAGCACAGCAATTATCTACTGATTTCTTAAAGATAATTGACAATGCAAAGGTGTTGCATGTACACAGTGGTGATACAGATCATGATAGTACAACTAACTCCAATGCTATTGGTCAGTGGGTTGTAAACAATTGGAATGACAATAAAATTATATTTACAACATATCATTCATTACATAGAATACAACAGTCTAGTATTCCTGTAAATACAATATACTTTGATGAGGCACATAACAGTGTTCAAAAACATTTCCACACTCCTACTAGATTTTTTGCAACTACAAATAATCGTAGGTGTTTTTTCTTTACTGCTACTCCTCACCATAGTTCTAGTCACAAGAAAGTTGGCATGAACAATGAGGAGGTGTATGGTAGAGTCATTGAGCAAGTACCTGCACCTGAGTTGGTTGATGCTGGTGTCATACTACCACCCAAGGTAGTTGTTAATCAGTTGGATATGATTAGAGATAGAAAGATTACATGTGAAGATGATGCTGATAATATATTGTCTAGTATTGATTCTAATTCTGTTGATAAGATACTCATCTGTGCCAGAAGAACATCACAGATAGTGCAGTTGTTTGCTAATAGTAAACTAGGCACAGAGTTGTATGGTAGAGGATACAATTGGATGTACATCACTGCTAAGACTGGTGCAGTTATCAATGGCATCAAGGTCAGCAGAGTCAAGTTCTTTGAGACATTGAATCAGTGGGGTAAGGACAACACTAGATTTGTTGTGTTACATCACAGCATACTATCTGAAGGTATAAATGTAAATGGACTAGAAGCAGTATTGTTTCTAAGATCTATGAATTACACTGCTATCAGTCAAACTATTGGTAGAGTGATTAGAAAAGGTAATGCAAACAAAAAGTTTGGCATTGTTTCTATTCCAGTGTATGATAGAGTTGGTATCAGTACATCAAAGAAAGTAAATGCAGTTGTTGATACTGTCTTTGATAAAGGTCAACCAGCAGTGTCAGTAATTACAAGGTAATTATGAATGAAACTAAAAGAAATGCTTTGATTGAGTTACAATCATTCTGGAACATAAGAATGAGTGAATTAGTTGATAATGATCAACTAAGTGATGCTGACTCATTGTATTTTGAGTTCAATGTTGATGAAAAAGACAGAGACATTTTATTTTTGGAGGATTTAAATGACTTATGAACCACAAGTAGATGATTATGTCATCTGGAAAAGACCTAATGGTGACTGGGAAGAGGGATGGGTTTATCATAAAGGAGATGCTGTAGATAATGACAAAAGAGTTAAACAAGGGTGGAATCCTGTATCACAATATATTACTATTGAAGTTGTAGTTTATCCTAAAAAAGAGTGTAGTTATACTTCTGGTAAACCAATGAAGCATAAAAATGTACATGTGACATTGCTATGTAATAAAGATAATTGGAATGAGTTAGAGTATGTTAAGAATAGAAGAGGAGATACTATGGCAGATATGTATAAATCGCAAGAGAGACCATTAGATATAGATAGTTACAGTTCAATTCCTGCTAGATACTAACATGAATCCTGACAAGATTAAGATAGCACCTGAAAGGGAATTTGAATATGAGAAAATATCAAGAACTATTGATAAGATGGATGACATTGAGGATGTAAAGTTGTTGCTTAAATATACTATCAAGATGGGAATGAAACAAACAGAAATACTTGGTAATATGTTGTTAATTAAGTATTAATACATAATTGAGAAATGTATCAGAAATATGTAAATTTGCTGACAAATATTATAAATAATGATAGAATTAGGTAGCAAGATGTAACCAAACCTTCTTGGTTATGTGTTAAACAATAGGGAGAATTTTATGCACAATCTTATGTCGTCCAATCAATTAGCAGCATGGAATAATATAGATAAGTCCCAAGAATTAGATGACAGGGAGTTAGTAAATGATTACTTTGACTGTCTAATTGAATGTGATGATCAACACCAAAGCAGAAGAATTTGCAAACAAATTCTAACATAGTATTGAAACCCTAGTTGACACTAGGGTTTTTTCATGCCATAATATATTTGATGAATGATTTATTATGCTCACTAAAGATAAAGTAAGAAACCAAGTTAAGTCAAGATTCTATTACTTATTTTGGGGAATTGCAACTTTTTCTGTAGTTGCTGGTCAATTATATGTTGGTAGTGGGTATAGAATATTTGCAAAATCATTGTTGAGAATATTTGACACCATTGAAGTGCAAGTTAGTGATGATTTTGAAAAATATTACTAATGAAAGATACAATTTTATTTGGTGATTGTAGAGAAACACTTAAACAATTTGATGAAAAGGCAAGGTGTTGTGTAACATCTCCACCTTACTATGGTTTGCGTGATTATGGTGGGGAAGATAGTCAAATAGGACAGGAACAATCACCAGAAGAATATATTAAAGAGATGGTAAGTGTATTCAGGTTAGTAAGAGATTGTCTTACTGATGATGGTACATTGTGGTTAAACATTGGAGATAGTTATTATAATTATAGGAAAGATGGTTGCATACCTAAACAAACATTCTCTGCTAATAGACAAGATTTACCTGAAACTACACCAAGAAGAAGTAATAAACTTGTAGGATATAAAGATAAAGATTTAATTGGTATTCCTTGGATGTTAGCATTTGCATTAAGAGCAGATGGATGGTATTTAAGACAAGATATTATATGGCATAAACCTAATCCAATGCCAGAAAGTGTAAGAGATAGATGCACTAAATCACATGAGTATATCTTCCTCTTAAGTAAGAACAAATATTATTATTATGATAATGAAAGTATAAAAGAACCTGCAAGAGATTGGGGCACAAGAGATAGAACTAATGGCAAATATCACAATGAAGGTACAGGTTTACAACCTCATTCTGGACTCACTAAATCATACTCAAAGGCAAATAAAAGATCAGTTTGGACTATTAATAAGAAACCATATAAAGGTGCGCACTTTGCAACTTACCCTGAAGAGTTAATCAAACCATGTATATTAGCAGGTAGTGAAAAAGATGATATTGTCCTTGATCCATTTATGGGAAGTGGCACAACTGCTGCTGTAGCAAGGAGTTTGGGTAGGTATTATATTGGATGTGAGTTGCATGAAGAGTATAACAACCTAATCCAAGAGCGTGTGCCAGTCAACATTCTGTCCACTATTTCCCCCACTTGATTGAAATTTTGCTATTGTATAAATGTTGAGAGGCATAAGACTTTCAAGGTTGCCTTAATTAGTGGCATTTAATTCGAACTTAAGCAGTCTTTCAACATTAAGAGATCACTAGGTTTCTAACTACCTAACATTCATTATAAGTCTAGCAGCAAATTAAGTCTAGCAAATGATAAAGTAGGACATAATGTTAGAGTAATTGACTTCCCCTAGTCTCTTAACTTATACTTTATAACACACTTGCATTTTATTTTATGGCAACTAGGAGAAGAACTTCAGCAGTTAAATCTACTACTGCAAAGAAATCTCCCAGAACTGTTGTTACTAAGAAAAGCACAGTTACTACCCAAAGTGTAAATAAAGTTACACCAATTGAGGCAGTGAAAGTGACAGAAACACCAGTTAAAGAAGAGAAGAAAGTAAAAAGATCTTTGACAGAATTAGATGGGTTAGAGTTAATCTTACTCCCATTATTATATCTGGAAAAGTTCACACAACTTCTTCTTAAGAACCAGTTCTAGAACTGTCACAAGACCCCTTGCAAGGGGTCTTTTTTGTTGATATAATGAAACTATGAAAAACACACACATCAATCACCCTGAAGATTCTGTTTTAACTGGTGATTTATCAGTGTTAAAGTGGTTTACTTCTAAGGGTAACTTATCAGTCAAGATGGATGGTTCTCCTGCTATTGTGTGGGGAACTAATCCTGCTACTGGTAATTTCTTTGTTGGTACTAAATCTGTATTCAACAAAGTAAAGATTATGATCAATGAATCTCATGCAGATATTGATACTAATCATGGACACATTCCAAAGGTTGCTAACATTTTACATAAATGTTTTGATGAACTTCCAAGAACAGAACACATTTATCAAGGTGATTTCATTGGTTTTGGTGGTGATAATGTATATCAACCCAACACTATTGCATATGTTTTTGGTGATGTAATCAATCAGAAACTTATCATCACACCACACACAAGATACACTGCTGTTGGTGATCTAAGAAATGCAGTTTCTTATCAATTAGATTATCAATCTTTCCTTAAAGATTGTGTTGAAATTGATAGTGATGAGGATATATTCTGGTTATATCCTTATGTTGATCTTGATGAAGATTTGAGTGATATTGTATCACTTTGTGATTATGCTAGTGCTATATCAGGTGCAGCAGATTACATGTCCACTACTACTGCTAACAAGGTAATTAAGAGTCTTAATAGTATCATTACAAGTGGTCTTGTGATTGATGATCTAACTCTAATTGCTCTTGCTGATTATCATCATGTTGACATCAATGTGCTTAGATTGTGGAAGTTAGTGTGGTCAATCAAACATGAATTCATGTTACATATTGCCACATACAATGAGGTAGAATGTTATATTAATGGTGAAGAAGTTGGTCATGAAGGTTATGTTCTGTCCAATGATTATGGCACATTCAAACTCATCTACAGGGAGGTATTTTCCAATGCAAATTTTAATAGAGTGAGAGCATAATGACTCTCTAAGGTATCTAAATGCCTCTCTAATGTCCTTTATTTCTTATTACCATGTCATCTAGTATCCTGAAGCAATTAATAGAATTAAAGCAAGTTTACAGGGATCAGTATTTCAATTTCACACCAGATCAGCAACAAAAGTATAATGATTTATTAAATAGTAGAAGAGAAATTGTTAAGAATTGGTATAAGAATGATCAAGTGGCAACATCATCAAAAACTGTAGTTAAGGAGGTTATTTCACAATGAAATGGAAAGTTCAAATGTATGTTGGTGGTTCAACTTTCTATGAAAGTGTACATGCAATCAACAGATCTGATGCAATTGAAACAGCAAAGGCAAGAAATCCCAAGGCAAGAGTAATAGCAACTAACCCAGATTTATCATCATGAGTGTTATTGAACTGAGTGAAAAAAGATTCATTAGATGTA